CCCCTCTTCGACCAGCTGGAGGAATCGGGCCAGCGCGTGCCGCTCGGGGTTCTCGCGGTGCTTGCCGGTGAACGCACTGCGGCCCATGTCCCGGAGCGAAAGCGAGCCGTCCAGGGGGATGCCGCGCCGCTCGCTCCAGTCGGCCGCGAGTTCGTCCTGGCGGCGCGTCGAGTCGCCCCGGCGCTGCTCGTCTCGGGAGAATCGGAGGTAGGAATAGGCTACGGGCGGGGGGATGGGAGGGGGTGGCATCGGGTCGGCTCCTGCCTGCGATCTGGGACCGCAGACAGGATAACCGCATGACACCTATTTTGCAACGTGATGGTCAGCATCCCGGCATACTAGTGGGGTGCGGATCACTGCGGGGGCAGGGGGGACGGACCGGCCGGCGGACCCGGAGGCGTTGGCAGCGCGCTCCGGAGCCCGAACGCGGCCAGCCCCCCGAGCAGACTCTGGATAGCGCTCGGGTAGTCCTTCTGGCTGGCCTGGTAGAGTGCCAGGCCGATCAACCCCGCCGCGGCGAGATAGGTCTTCTTGCCCTGGAGCAGGGCGAGGATTGCGTTCTGGTTCATGTCGAGTCTCCTGGGGTTGGCGATCGTCGTCGGGATGCCAGTTCCATGACGAGGAACTGGCGTAGCAATTCGTCGAGGCTCGGCTGGGCCGGGGGGACCGGAGCGGGCTGCACCTGCACGGGCACCGGCGCGGGGGCGGGTGCCGGCTGGTGTTGCGGGGCGGCCGGCGTCGGGGGCGGCTGCTGCCCTCCCTTGAACAGCAACGACAGGAGCATCACCAGCAGCGACCCGCCAGCGGCCCAGGGCGAGGCGTCCTTGCACTTCTGCCAGGTGATGTCCGTTCCGGGGATCGCGGTCGGGGGCGGCGAGCCGTCCGGGTCTTTCTCCGGGACGTAGTTCGGATCGCGCCTCCGCAGTGCGCCGACCAGCCCCTCGGCCCCGTGCCGGCGAAGGAGTGGCGTGCCGTCGCGGGCCTGCAAGTACACCACCGGGCCGGGGCCGGTGACGAACCCGCACGCCACCTGCCAGGCCGTGGGCTCGTACTCCTGGACGTGGTAGCGGTCGGCCACGGTCGCGATCTCGGCCCGCGCCGCCGCACGCTCCTCGGCCGTGCCGATCACGGTCAGGTGCAACTTCGCGGTGTCGTCGGTCAGTTCGGCGAACACGGCGTCTCGGGTGACGACCCGCCCCCCGGCCGTGTACCGCTCGGCCCCCTGGTACGACCACTCGACGCCGGCCGGGTAGTCCGGGCGGGCCGGCCTCGCGTCGTCCGGCTCGGGGTTGCCGCACCGGCACGGTTGCCCCTCGTTGCACCCGCAGCAGCACTGCGGCGAGCAGGGGCACCGCTTCTGCGCGTAGACTGCCGCCGCGGGTGGGGTGCCCGCTGGCGGGGGCGGGGGCGGCGAGGCGAGCAAAAGGAACACCCACCCCCCGCCGCCCGCCGTCCACTTCCTCACGAAGTCGTCGCGCGAATACCAGTGCAGCCGGTCCGGGTCGTTGTTGTCCAGGATCGCGGCCCGCTCGCCGTCGAGGTAGACGCACACCAGCATGTGGTTGCCCTGCCAGGTGATGCACGGCACTCGCCCCGTCCTAAGGGCCAACTCGATGATGCTCGGGTCGCGTCCCTCGTACTGCACGAACTTCGGCACCGGCAAGTTGCGGGCCTGCGCGATCCGCCGGACGATCTCGGCTTGCTTCGTCGGCGTCCCCCCGCCCGCGATGCCTTGCTCCTTCATCCACTCCGGGAGTCCGTGGAGGGCCGGCTCGTTCTGCCACCAGCTGGCGTACTCGGCACTGCGGAACGTGCAGCACCCCAGGCCGCGAGACGAGATGTTCGCGCGTCTGCACTCCTTCGGTATCGACAGCAGATCGACGGCGGGTTCCGGTTCGCCGTAGGTGGTGCTTTGCCCGGCGACCGCCGGACCCTGGCAATCCCCCCACCGGGGCCGCTTCGGCTGCTTCGGCTGGTTGGGGTTCGGGTTCGGGCAGTTCGGGCCGGGGCACAGCGGCGCGGGCTTGGCCGGCTGCTTCGGGTTGACCTTCGGCCCCACCTTCGGCGCGGGGAACGCCGGCTGGAGCGGATCGACGGCGGGCGGCTGCACCGAGGTCAGCCCCGCGAACACGGAGCCCGCCACCGAGGCGGCGAGCAGGATCCATCGAATCGGCGACATGCGAATCACCTCCCTTTCGTTCCGAACGCGAGCCACAGGACGATCACGACGAGGGCACCGAGGACGAACCCCTTCATGGCCCCGTCCCACCAGACGCCGGCCAGCACGTCGCCGGCCAGCTTGTTGGGGATGCCCAGTTCGATTTTCACTTCCCACCTCCGGGCGAGAGCGATTGTGCCGATGCGGGCAGGTCGCCGTCGCCCTGGTCGATGGCGTTGGCGACGGCCTGCATCAGCTGTTCCCACGTCCGCACGGCGGGGGCGGCTGGCAAAGTGCGGCCCAGCGCGACCAGCTCCCGCCGCAGGGTGTCCATGTATGCCCGGTCCTGCGCGATCGACATCATCACCGTGCGGAGGATGGCGCGGAGTAGGACGAGGTCCGGCTTACCCCCGCCGGCCAGAGTCTTCGCGTCCCTCCGCTGTCGCCAGTTGAGGTTGCGCGCGTCGAACTCGGCCCGCTTCGACTGAAGGTATTCGGCCGTGGGGTGCGGGGTGCCGGCCGCTCCCCAGAAGGCGATCCGCTGCACCCCGTCCGACCCCTGCTCGACGCGGTAGTCGCGGCCGAACAGGAGGTCGGGGTACAGCCACGCGACGAACTCGCCGAGGTCGTTCACGGTCGGATCTCCGTCACGGTGAGCCGGGGCTGCTGCCCGGTACTGGTCGAGGTGTTCTGATTGACCCCGGTGTTCTGGAACACATACATGTCGATCGTGTCGCCCGCCGCCAGGTCGAGCGTGGCGGCCACGCTATTAGAGAACGTCGAGCCGGCCGTCGCGTCGGTGAAGACGCCGTTCTCGATGAACGACCCGTTCTTGTAGATCCAGCACTGGTGGATCGTCGGCGAGCCGCCCGATTGCCAGCTCATCGTGATGACGTAGCGGCCGGCTCGCTTGGTCACCACCTGCCCCGTCGCCGCCATGCCGCCCACGTCGTGATCCGTCGTGTCGAACCCGACCTGCGTGCCCGCGCCGGAAGGGATGCTTTGCGCCGCCGCCCTCCGCTGTCGGGACGACATCGCCTTCCGCCCGTCCGCAACGATCACCCAGTTGGTGCCGTCGCTCTGGATCGCGACGGCGTCGTAGCGGACGTAGAGCAAAACCGTCGTCGCCCCGTCGAGCGTCTCCGAGGAGTTGCCGTCGATGGTGACGGTGTTCGTGTTGTTGCCGACCTTCTTGATCGTGTACCGCCTCCCCGTGTGCGATGCCGCCGCCGGGAGGGTAACGGTGATGTTGCTGCTGTTGTTACACAGCACCGTCGAGTGGGTCGCGTCGAGCGTTGTGTCCGCCGTGATCGTCGCGACCGCCGACTCGGCCGAGAGCGTCGTCGAGGCGAGGAACATGTTGACGCCGGCCGCGATCTCCTCGACGGCCCCGCTACTCGCCGTCGTCCGGCCGAGCAGCCGCGCGGTCGCCATCGTCAGGCCGGATGTCGTGATCGACCCCGTGGCGATGGCCCCGATCGTCGTCCGCACCGCCGCCGCGTCGGCGTCGTCCAGGATCGTCCTGGCGAAGGCGGTCAGGTCCGTGGTCGTGAACGCATCCGAGCCGGTCGCATAGACCAGCTTGTTCGCCGCCGTCGTCACCCCCGCGAGCGCGTCGAGTGTGGCGTCGAACGCCTGCACCTGCGAGCCGATGGCCACGCCGAGCGTGGTGCGCGCCGTCGAGGCGTTGGCGTCGTCGAGGAGGGTGCGGGCGAACGCGGTGCAGGGGATCTCTTCGCCGGCCCCCGCGCCGCTCGTCGATCGGCCGAACAGGATGTCCGTCGCCGACGCGCTGAGCAATCCGGCCGTCACCGAGTTGGCCTTGACCGCGGCCGTGATGCTCGGCGTGCCGTCGCTGTAGGTGAAATCGATCGTGGAGGAGTCGGCGAGGATCCCGCCCACCGCGTCCTGTGCGGCTTCGTCCGCGCCGCTGATGTCGCCCCAGCCGAACGCGATCGTACCGCCACAGCAGATGCCCCCAAAGAACGATAACCCCCCCGTCACCTTCGTGACGCCGACGTGATAGCCGGTGGCGTCTTGCACCATGTATCGCGGCGTTATCGATGGGTGCGGCGCATGGAACGGGTCTAGAGCGTCACGACAGCTGAGGATGAACCCGTAGCCGCCTAGACCGCCCGGAGTCTCCGTGTCGCCTGCCACATAGCTGCCAAGCGCGAACTCCCGGTAATATTGGTTCGCGCCCTCGATAACCGTATCGTACGCCGTGAACGACCGGCGGTCGCGCAGGTACGGGTCGGACGAAGCCGTGTACCAGAGCGTGTAACCCACCGTCGTCGAGCCGCCGACCGCCCACCGGATGGTGGGTGTGGTGCCAGAAACCGATCCACCGCCAACCTCGATATAGCCACTGTTGAAGGTCTTGTTGCCCGAGAACTCTTGGTTGCCGGTCGTTACCACGCCGGGCTGCAGAAAGTTGGCCTCGTTGATGTCGAGCACGATCGAGTTTGCGTAGAACGAGCCAACGGTCAGCCCGTTGGACACATCGACGAGGAAATCCCCTGCGGTGCTGACGAGGGTGTTGGTCCCGCCCACCGGGTCAAAGCGGCGGACAGCGATGCCGCTTTCGACCGCCGCGATCACGAACAGGTCATCCCCGCCGCTCGTCTCCCCCGCCGGAACCACGTCGTAGCGGCGTCCGTTCGTGAGCGCCTCGCCGTTGGCGGCGCGAACGAGTACCGAATCGAAATCCTCCCAGGAGCCGTCATCGGCCGCACGCTTCGTAAATACGGCTTCATAGTTGCCGTCGCCATCAGGGGTGCCGTTGGTGATCCGAACCGTAAGGAGGTCGGCGGAAGCGCCCGCCGCAGAATCACGGCGAAGCACCCCCGCCACGGGGTCGAGCAGGGAAAGCAGCTTCGTTACGGTTTGGCCGGAAAGCAGGAACGCCATCGCGCCACCTCACTGGGGATCTTCGCGCACCGTCAACACGCAGCTCACGCCCCTCGGCTCGTTCGTGCCCGAAAGCGAGACGTCCACCTCGAGCACGTCGCCGACCACCAGGTCCGCGGAGGTGAACCCGCCCGCGAGCTTGAGCACGAAGGCGGCCGTCGTGCTGTCGAGGGCGATCGTCGAGGACAGCACCGACGAGCCGTTCTTCTTCAGATCGACCGTCACCGTCGTGGTCGCGCCGGCCGCCACGGTCGCCACCACGCCGAACTCGACGAGCGTACCGGTCGCGCCGCGGACGCGGTGGATGACCTGCCGCTTCGCCGCCGGGCAGTCCGTGGCGTGGTCGCAGATCACGGATACGGGCTGGTGCTGCTGCTGCACCTTCGTCGCCTGGATGCCCGCCGCGGGCTGGATGGCCCCGTCGCCGATGCTCGAGGTCGGGGCGCTGAAGGTCTGGGCGACCAGCGAGCCCGCGACGTAGAGGTCGCCCGCGACCGTACTTAGTGGCATGGATCACCTCTCAGAACAGGTTGAGGGCCGAGAACGGCTTCTTTCGGAACACGTTGAAATAGAGGAACTCCGGCTTCGGGGTGGAGTCGTCGCCGGGCTTCGGCGGGAGCATGTTGCCCGCGCCGTCGAGCAATCGCGGCGACGTGCAGACTCGCCCGTACCGGTCGGTGCAAAGCGTCTTCTTGTTGCCGGGCTGCTTGAGGTAGTGGTAACCCCGGTCCAACACCTTCGCCTGCCAAACATTCTCGTGCTTCTGAACGTCCTCGTTTGGCAAGCGAACGTGGAACTCGTAGTTCGTTGGCCAGTGGTACACGCCGTTCTCGTAGGCGCGCTTGGCCTTGATCCGGGCGCACTTGACCATCCCTTTGGGGAATCCGAGGAACGCATCGCTGTTGAGCGTGTTGAAATACCCCAGGTGGAACAGCGGGTCGTAGATCGCCAGGTTGCGGGTGATGTTGATGACCAGCCGGTACTCTTCCACTTCGACCGGCGGGTCGAAGTAGTCCTTCGCGCTGTTCTGGATTGGCTTCCTCGCGCCGCCCTCTCCCGACCCGGCCCCGTCCGGCTCCTCGAGCAACGGAACCATGATGTTGACCGTGTCGTACTCGATCTCGGCCGCACGCAGCAGCGGGTTCTCGACGATGTTGAGGTCGGGCCGTTGGATCTTGTTCGTGTACTGCGCCGTCACGTCCCAGGTGTAAGGGTCGGCCGCGAGTTGCCGAAAGTCGATGCCCTGGCAGAACGAACCGCCGTCGTAGGTGCCGGCCTGGGTCGCGTACACATCCCAGAGGCGGGGCACCCCTGGCAGGAGGCGAATCACCTCCATGCCCACGGTCGGGTCGCTCACGCACACCTTGAGGCGGCGCGTGTAGTTCCGCTCCCGCTGGGAATTGAGGTTCCCGCCGCGCCCGTCCCACACTTCGATGATTTCGGCCGTCAGCGGCATCACTTCACCTCGAGCTTGGCGTTGAGAGCCTTGATCGCCTCGGCGGCCTCCTTGCCGACTCTCACCTGCTCTTCCTGGAGTCGCTTCTGTTCCTCCATGATCGCCTTCATCTGATCCTGCACGTTCTGCCGCTGCATGCCGCTCGCCTGAGTGGCGATCGCGGAATAGGCCTCGCGACTGGTGGAAAGTGCCGCCCCCGCCATCCGGTATTCGGGGAGTTGCGTGGCCGAAGCGAGTTCCATGAACGCCTTGCCCTGGAACCGCTCCATCAGCCCTTTCTGCCCGGCGAAGAGCCCCTGTGCGGCCTGCTGCTGGATCGACAGCATCTGCTCGCGGAACATCTCCATCGGAGTTCGGTTGGCCTGGTTCATCGCGTCGAACTGCTTCTGGATCTGCTCGCGGATGCGGTTGCCCATCGCGTCCCCGGCGTCCCCGGCCCTGTCGCGGAACTGCTTCATCCGCTTCTCGATCTCGTCGAACTCCTTCATGAGCCGGTCGCGGATCGGAGTCCCGCCGGGCATGTCCGCCATCGCCTTCCCGATGCCCTGGAACTTCTCCTTCAGCTTCTCCAGCGCCTCGGCGTGCTCCTTCGCCTTCGCGGCCGGGTCGTCGCCGCCGAACATGTTGTTCAACGCCACGCCCGCCGGGCCGAACAGCGAGGCCGACAGCGCCTTGCCGACCGTGCCCATGCCGCGGACCTTCTCGCCCACGTCGAACAACTTCTGGAATTCGGCAAGCCCCTCCTGCACACCCTTCTTGATCGCCAGCGACAGCGCCTCCATGCCCAGCTCCAGCAACTCCCACGACTTGCCGGGCTTGTTCCAGGCGTCGGCGACCAGGGCCGCCCACTCGACGATCACCTTGGAGTATTCGAAGATCTTCTGTGCCAGCCCGTCGAAGCTGATCCCGCCCGTCTTGAACGCCTCCGCGATCCGCTCCACGACGGGGGCGATGAAGACCACGAGCTGGTTCAGCACACCGTCCTTCATCGCCTTGAGGTTCTCGTTGAAGTTGAGCGCCGCCCGCGCGGCCGCGACGATGCCGTCGCCGGCGTTCAGCCCGAACCGCTGGCCCGCGTCGGCGGCCGCGCGGAACGCGTCCCCGCCCTGGTTGACGAGGTGCATCACGGACCGCGCCCCGTCGCCCAGCAGGGCGAAGGCCGCCGACGCGCGTTGCCCCCGATCCTCGATCTTCGCGAGCGCGTCGAACACGACCGCATAGCGGTCCACGCGGTCCCCGCCGACGAGCTTGCCGACGTCGAGCGCGCCACCCGACAGCGCCTTGATCCGCTCGAAGGCGCGGACGGAGTCGAGCGAGCCGACCGCCAGCCCGTGGAACCGATCCTCCATCGAGCCGATGACCTGGGTCATCCGCTCGCCCGCCGTGCCCCCCGCGAGCATCAGGGACCGCATCTGGCCGATGGACAGGTTGAACTCGTCGGCCTTCTCGCCGGCCTCGACCACGCCCTTGAACAGCCCGACGAACGTCTTGTACAGCCCCCCGACCGAGCCGAGCAGCATCCCGCCCACCGAGGCGATTCCGCCCGTGATGGCCCCGGCGATGCCGCCGACGATCGCGGCCCCGATCAGCCCCCCGCCCTCCTTCGACTTCTCAGCCGTCTCCTTGGCTATCTTCCCGACCGCGCCGCTCATCTTGCCGCCCGCCTGGTCGAGCCCCTTCTGCGCCTGGTTCAGCTGGTTCAGCATCGGGGCCGCGTTCGCGGTCAGCTGGAGCGCCATCTTGCCGATGTCCGTCGCCATTGGCCCTCGCCTCCTTCCGCCGCTTCCGCTCGGCCCTCGCCGCCTTCGCCGCCTCCGCGATCCTGCGCCACGCCTCGCCCCGCCGCTGCCGGTTCCGCTCGGCGATCTGCCCGTCGAAGTCGGGGATGAAGTCTTCCGGGGTCGCCGGCTTCGCCTTCGGGTCGCGCCACTGGTTCGCCAGGATCGAGCAGACGAGCCCCGTCCGCCAGTCGTCGCGCTGCTGCCCCCAGGGGTCGAGCGCGGAGTAGGCGAGCCACTCCGTCCAGTCCTCCGAGCTGAGCGTCTCGCCCAGCTCGGATTGCGTCCGCCCCATCGCGAGGCAGAGGCTCAGGAAGAGCCTCCGCTCGGGGCGGGCCGTCAGTTTCCCTTCGCGTCCTCCACGTCGCCGGCGTTCATGCGGTTGAGCCGCTTGCCCGCTTCGAAGATGCGGTCGATCGCGGGGGAACCGCGGTCGCCCAGCTGCCCGGCGTCGTCGTCGTCGAACAGCCGCTGGCCCTGCTCGTCGCAGCAGACCAGGGCGACGAACCGCGCCCTGGCGTTGGCGACGTTCGGCTCGGCCTTGCCCTTGACCACCCTGACCATCCCGGCCTCGTACTCGTCGCGCTCGGCCGAGGTGAGCGTCCGCACCCAGACCCGCCCGCCCCACTCCGGGACGTCCACGGGCTCGGTCGCGCGGTCGCGGACGTTGAAGATGTCGCCCTTGCTCAGTGCCTTCGTCATGTGCCACCTCGACTGTTGTTGTCCGGGCCGGGCCTCGCACCCGGCGTGGGGGGTCGTTCGCGGGGCACCCCTGCACCGTGGCGACGCCGCTTAGCTCGCGGCCGTGACCGTGATCGCCCCGCTGATCTTGACCTTGCAGTCGATCGTGATCGGGTCGTCGGCGCTGCCGGCCCCGCTGGTCGTGCCGCCCTTGAGCCGCCCCTGGAACTCGACCCTCGTCGCGTCGGCCGGCGTCGGGTCGTCGGGGAACGTCACCCGCCAGTAGCGGTTCGTGTTGAGCTTCCCGCTGATGCTCGTGTGCCGGGTCTTGTTCCAGAACTGCTTGAAGTCCATCTCGCCGGCGACGAGCAGCCCCTGGCGGAACTCGCGCCACCCCACCGAGGGGGTCAGGGGCGTGACGTCCACGTCGGGCGACTCCGGGTTGCCCGGCGGCCCCATCTCCTTCAGGTCCGCGATCTCGGTGTAGGTCACCCCGTCCGGGGAGTCGAACAGCCGCATTCCGAATACGAGTGAAGCGTCTACCGACATGATTCACGCCCCCTTCTGGTAGGTGATCGAGAGGTCGATCCCGGCCCGATACAGCCCGTTCTCTTCCGCGAAGATCGGCCCCTCGGCGTCGTCGTCGCCGCCCTCGTCGAAGATGCCCAGCACCGCGACCGTCTCGCCGCCCTCGCCCAGCGTGCCGGCGAACCCGGCGAGCGAGTCGCGGATGGCGTGGTACGCGGCCTGGCAGTCGTCGTAGTCGCGCGCCCAGACGTCGAGGTGCATCGTGTAGCGATTGGTCGAGAGCCTACGGGCGAGTGCCATGATGTATTGCTGGTTCGCCTTGCCGTAGACCGACAGCGGCAAGGCGGCGTCCGCCGGTGCCTGTCCGGGGTAGAGCCGCGTGCCGATCCGCGCCGTCACCGTCGCGTCGGTCGTGAGCTTCCCGAAGATGGCCTGTTCGATCTCCACCGGTCACCCCTTGCCCTTGCCCGCGTTCGCGGCCTCTTGCAGCCCCTCCGCGATCGTGTTCGCGATCACCTTCTTGACGGTCGATTTGGTCGAGTCGAGCGAGGGCTTGAGGAACGGCCTCGCCTTCGCCCCTGGGTGCCGGCCGCCCCGCGTCTTGTAGCCGTGCGGCCTGGTGCCGCCCTCCACGAGGTGCGCGTAGCGGATCGGGTCGCTCAGCACCTCCCGCCCGTCCCTCACCACCTCCTGCCGGAAGCCCTTCCGGGGGCCGACGACGGCGACCGCCACGCCGCTCGGGTAGACCTTGACCTTGCGGCCGAGCGACTTCTTGAGCAGCTTCGACTTCGTCGGCACCAACTGCTTGGCCCGCTTGAGCAGCACGCCGCCCGCCTTGTTGCACGCCTTGCGGAGGATCTTCTTGCGGACCTTCGCGTCGGCGGACTTCAGCACGGCGAGCGTGCCCTCCAGCCCCTCGATCTGCCCCTTGATCTTGAACGGCATGGTTACACCTGCACCTGTTCGACGCAGATCAGTTCGTGGAACCGCTTCCGACCGTCCGGGTTGAGTACGCTGTCGATGTTGAGGGTCGCCCCGTCGAACAGCAGCCGATGCTTGGCGGTCAGCCCGGAATAGAAGCGGATGGTGACCTTGTGCGTTACTTGCGGCCTGGCCTGCTGCGCCTGCCACATCTCCCGCCCGCTGAGGGGCAGCACCTCGGCGGCGACGGTGGCGAGCGTCGTCCACGTCGGGACCGCCTGCCCGTAGGAGTCCTGGGCGACCGTCCGCGACTGGATCTCGACCCGGTTCCGCATGGGGCCGATCTTGGGATCTTTCATGTCCCGTACTCCAGCTCGCCGTTCCAGATCAGGTTCAGCAGCGACTTCGCCCCCATCGGCAGGTCGGTCATGTCGGCCTCGCCCCGGTTCTCGTACCAGTGCGCGACCGTCATCTTGATCGCGATCTTCACCTCTTCGGGCACGTCCCCGGCGTCCCCGTAGCCCGCCACGAACTGCACCTGGACCGCTTCGGGCCGCAGCCTGGTCACCGGCCAGACCTTGTTCATCGCGAGGAAGATCCGCCCCGGATCGGTCGCCGCCGAGACGTCGTAGACCGAGGCGTCGAGCGTCAGGAAGTTGCTCCCCAGGTCGTAATACTTCACCCACGTCACCGACGCGAGCGGGGCCTTCGGCATCCGGATCGTGTGCGGGTCGGGGAACAGGCTCGGCGCTTCGAGGAACTCCCACCCGCCGGGGTATGGGAACCGGTCGAGCGTCAGCTTCCACGTCGCCGTCACCAGCTGCCGGCCGGACAGCTTCTCGACGAGCGCCCGCGCGCCGACGCCGAGGCCGGCAATCAGCGCGTCGTCGGCGCTGTGGTCCTGACGCAGCCACGCCTTGAGTTCGGCCGTGGTGAGCGGCTCCTCTGCGGGCGCGGCGACTAGCGTCAGGCCGTACACGATGCGTTGCCCCCTTACTCGCCGACGACGACGTGAAACGTGCCGCTCTTGCTCGCGCCGCCCTGGGCGACGACGATCTTGACGCGGTCGTTCGCCGCGACGACCGCGTCCCGGAGCTTCGTCCCGCCCGACGCGAACAGCGCGTCGGCTCCCGCCTCGTCATCGACCGGCACCCTCGGATAGAAGCTGGCCGAGGCGTTGCAGTCCGTCGCCGTGAGGATCGCCTCGCCGGTCGCCTCAAGGGTGGCCACGAAGTCGATGCCGTCCGCGAAGTCCGTCTTGACGTAGCGGATCGTCAGGACTTTCCCCGTCACGTTCGGCGTGTAGCCGGTGCCGTTCCCGCTGCCGTCCGTGGTGATCGTGATGACGTGTCTTTCGGCGTACATCCGACTCGCCTCCGGTTAGCTGGCTGTGGTGATCGTGATGGCGTCGAACACCGAACAGGAACCGCGGGCGAACCAGTTCGTCCCGTCGCACTCCAAATCGACCCGATCGCCCGCGACCGCCTTGCTGTCCACGAACGAGATCGTGTCGCCGCCCGACGTCTCGAAATCGGCGTCCGTGGCACTGTTGACGTCGCTCGTCAGGACGTGCCCCTTGATGACGTTCGCGGATCCGTCCGTGACGATCGTGTAGCTTGCCCCGCTCGGCGCGGCGGACACGATGAAGGTGAACCGTAGTCCGAGGGCCGGGGGCGGGAGCGTCGAGACGAACTCTGTCGTGGAGTTGAGGAAGAAAGTTGTCCCCGACTCGGCCGCGGAAATCGTGTTGGCCGCGGCGACCACCTCGGCGGGGCCGGCGATTCCGGCCCCCGCCTCGATCGTCAACGCCGCGCCGGATTCCAGGGCCAGCGTCCCGCCTGACGCGATGACTTCCTTGTCGCCGTTGTTCGTGCGGTACACCTTCGGCCCGAAAGTAGCGTCTGCCATTTCGAGATCCTCGTTGGCCCCGTGAGCGGGCGAGGTGACGGGCCATAGTCACCCCGCCTCGGGATCAGACGCCGGGGCCGATCAGCGCCGACGCGCCGACGGTGGAACCCTGCGTGACGGGCACGTCACGCGAACGGTACTGGATGGCGATGATGCCGTCGATCACGGCGTTCTGCGTCCCCCGCTTGAGCCGCGGGAAGACATAGCGGTAGGCCGGGCGGATGACGTCCACGACGAGCAACTTGCTGTCGTAGTCCGACGCGCCGGCCGTCACCGGCCCCGCGCTGTCGGCGGTCAGTTCCACCGGCGTCGGCGAACTGGTGCTGTTGGCCGTGTTGCCGAACACCTGGAGTTCCAGGATGCTGCCGCTGGTGACGTCGCCGACAGCGGCCTGGAAGATCACCCCGTCGAACCCGGTCATGTCGAGGACCGTGCCGTCCTGGTCGGAAGTGCCCGCCGTGACGGAGTTCAGGACGCGAGTGATCTTGCAATCCTTCAGAAGCGAGAGCATGGCTTATGTTCCCCTGCGAGTGAATGAGTGGGCGACTCGAAACGTCCCCGGTGGGGGAATTACGCCTGGGTCAGCCGCTTGATGGGAGCGGTGCCGGTGTCGATGACGCGGGAGTCCACTCGCTGGAAGGCGATGAAACCGTCCTGGTCCAGGTCGCGGAACCGCTCGGCCAGCCGGTAGAACCGCACGCCGCGCACCCGCCGGACCTTGAACTTCGGCAGCACGCCGAACAGGGCCGTGATGTTGCCGGTGGACACGGCGTTCGCCATCTCCTGGCAGACGTTCACCGGGTAGTTCAGCAGCTTCTCGGGAGCGCCGAGGGTCGCGGCCGACTGGTAGTTCTCGCCGCTGATCCACATCGGCCGGCCGGTGCCGTCCTTGATGCGGCGGATGTACGCCTTGACGTTGTCGTGCATCAGCCAGCCGACGCCGGGCATCTTGCGATAGGCCGGGTCGATGGCGTGCTCGAGGCGGATCAGCTCGTCGATGGCGATCGCCGTCGCCGAGGCCGTCGTGATGCCGGCCGAGGAGCCGGTGACGATGCCCTGGGGCTGGCTCGCGCCGGTGCCGGTCGCGTAGTACGGGGCCTGGCCTCGGCCGAGGCGGGTGCCGAGCATCTCGCCGACCTGGCCGTCGAGGTCGTACTGGTCATCCTCGAGCAACTCAGTCGGGATGAGAACGGGGGTGCTGCTGAACTTGTAGGCGTTCAGCACCTTCTGGTTCAGGCTCGGATTGACGCCGGAAGCCATCGCCTGCGTGTTCTCGCCCATCAGCACGCCGACGTTCGCCGTGTCGTCCACGGTCGGGATGATGTAGGGCTCGCCGCTCTGCGTGGTGATGACGTCGGCGACTTCCATCGCCCCGCCGAACGCCAACAGGTTCAGCTCGAACGCAGCCGCCAGCGTGCCCGGCGCGGTCAGGTATCCGCCGGAAGGGCCGACCTGGGCGCTCATGTTGGCGCGCGACTCGCGACGAAGGATCGCCTCGCGGCCGGCGTTGTCAGTGTTGCGCCACTCGGAGCGGACCTGCTTGAAGTGCTTGTCGCCCCAGCAGTCGAGCGTCAACTCTTTGGATCGCGGATCGAACCGGAGCGCCTTGCAAGCCTGCTTCTGCTCGGCCGTCAGCCTGACCCCGCTCTGGTGGCGGAACCAGGCGCGGACGGCAAGGCTCCGCTGCTCCTCGGTGGCGACGACGTTGTCGCGTCGCCTGCGCGGGTTGTGGTCCTCGCGGCCGACGTCCGGGTCGCCCCGCCGCTGGCCCTGCTGCTGCCGGACCTCCTCGGCGCGGATCTCGTGGCCGCACCGATCGAAGTCGGCGTTCGCCTCGTTCCAACTCGCCAGCTCGTCGGGCTTGAAGTCCCGCTTCTCGGCGACGAGCCGGTTCGACAGTTCGGTGATCCGGCCCGCGGCCTGATTGCGCTTCTCGCGGAGCTGCCGTAGGGTGGGGGGCATCGCGTCTCCTCTCGGGTTGTGAGCCGAAAGGGGTCCGCGAATGGAGGCGGCGGAAACCTTCCGGCAAAGTCGCATCGACCTTGCTGGCAAGCTTCCGCCGATTGGACAGCGGTAGGACTTGCTCCCGTTCCGACTCGCCCGACGTCTGGGCGTCGATGGCGGACCGAAGCGGATGAGTTCGAATTGTCAGTCCGGGATAAGGGAGTCGAACCGCTTCATGATCGGGCTTATGAGGCCCGACTGGGCACCGGCCCATCCCAGGGCTGAGGCGAACGGACTGCCGGTCGGTTTGCGACCGGCTCACCTCGCTCGCCCCACACCAGGATAGTACACAATCGCGGCTGCAATGTTGACTCCAGACGTCCGAAATCCGCAGCTGCGCCGGAACGCTGGCCGTCAAATCTGACGCCGCCCGCAGAGTCAGCCCGCAACCTGGACGGCCCGCGCCCGCACCTGGGCGAGCTTCGCGGCGAGGGGCAGTTCCTCGCGCTGCTTCTCCTTCCACCGCTTGTAGCTGTCGCGCGCCTCCTCGACGCTGCCCAGCGCCCGGACGGACTGCGCCGAGCGGCCCGCCGAGGTGCTCGAGTACGCAGGGTAGGTGACCGGCCCGACGTCGAGCAGCCGCACGCTCTCGATGGTGCGCACGGCGAGCCGGGAGCCGTCCTCCTCTTCCGTCTCCCGCCAACTCTCCTGCTCGACGACGAAGCCGAACGAGCTGCCGGTGAGGTCGCCCCGGTCCACGAGGTGCGCGACGTCCCGGCCCGTCTGTGTGTCGGGCAGGTCGATCTCGTACCGCAGCCCCTTCTCGTCCTCCTCGATGCGCATGGTGCCCGACGAGGTGCGGCCGAGGAGTTGGTCGGCCTCGTGGTTGTACAGCCCGCGAACGTCCTCGTCGCGGTCGATCGCCGCGCGGAAGCAGTCGCGCGCGACCCGCTCGACGGCGCGGAAGGAGCGGTCGGACCACAGCTCGTATTCGGTGCCGGGGTCGGCGTCGTTGTAGCTGACGGCCGCGTAGCCGGCGATCGTGCCGGGGCTGTCGTCGTCGCGATCCTGCGAGTCGTCGTCCTGGTCGCTCTTCTGGTCCGGCTCCTTGTCGGGTTCCTTGTCGTCGTTCTTCGCCGGCTCCTTGCCGTCCTTGTTGCCCTGGTCGTCGTCCTTCTTGTCCGCCTCGTCATCCTTCTTCGGCTCGTCGTCGCGCTTGTCGCGCTTCCGCTTCCGCAGCAACTTCAGCGGGTTGAGGGGGCGGGACAGGAGCCGCCTTTCGAGCAGGTTCGCCATTTCATTCCTCCCAGAAGACGCCGAACGTATCGAGCGAGGACGGGGTCGCCTCGCGGGTCGAGAACCACTCATCGACCTTGGCCGCCAACTCTGACGATTGACACTCGCTCGCGGCGAGCATGCCGGCCCGCACCTCGGAGGCGAGCATGTCGGCAAGGTGGTCCGCGCGCCCCAGTCCGAGGACGGCGGCGACGGGGGCGAACGCCTCCGTCATCACGGACCGGTGGTCGGCCTCGATCGAGTCGAGCCACCTGCCGAACTTCCTCGGCTCGCCGGCCGCTCGCCGCGCGTGGGTGCCGAGCCGCTTCACCATCCGCTTCAGCACGTCGCACAACAATCCCCGGCGCGCGGCTTCGTCCGCCCCACCCTGGTCGGCCTCGGCCGGCTTGGGGTCCGGCTGCGTTTCGGGCTGCTGCACCGCGGGCGGCTCGGGGATCTCCTCGGCGACGGCGATGCCGTATTGCTTGTAGGCGTTGCCCTCGGCGTCCCGGTCGTGCCAGCGGCTGAGCCACTCCTCTTCCGGGATCATCCGCCGACCGCCCTCGGCCGAGTCGGGATCCTGGACGAAGACGTGCCCCAGGCCGGTGCCGATCACGATCACCCAGTGCCCGCCCTGGGTGCCGGACGGGGCGTCGGCCTGGACCGGGCACAGCACCGGCATGCCCTCGGCGAAGCGGCGGGTGAGGTCGGAAACCTCCATCTCCGACGCGGCCACGGTCGCCAGCCCGATCCGCGACAGGTAACCCAGGATGGCCGCCGGGGTCGTGCCCTCCCGCTTGTTCGTGCCGAGCAGCTCGATCACCTCGGCCTCGGCCCGCGCGCCCCGGCCGAAGTAGTCGCACACGGAGCGGACGACGGCCGCGCCGCACGCGAAGGGGGCTTCCTGGCGGACGTCGGGCACCTTGAGCAACTTCGCGCCCGGAGCAACGGCCGGGCCGTCGCCGTCCGGGTCGCCGCCCACGCGGGCCATGTTGAGCGGGAAGAAGTACACCTTGCCGATTCCGCCCGCCATCGGATTCATGCCCTCGCGGCCCCGCGCCTCGTCGGGGGACATCCAGCCCGACTGGATCGCCTTGTTGTAGAAGTCGCCGCGCTGCTGCATGTCCGCCTGCACGAGCGGGTAGCGGTCGAAGGCGATGGCGTGGGTGCCCCGGTTCCGCTGGTAGCTGCTCAGCAACTTCGCCTCGCACTCCTCCTCGATGGCGACGAGCCACGGGTCGATCGCGTCGTCGAGGAAGTTGCGGTTCTCCTGCTCGAGCGAGCCGTAGCTGGTGCTGATGTTCGCGCCGAGCTTGTGCGGGGGCAGGTTGAACCAGTTCGCCACGTCGATGAGGCTAAACTGCTTCGACTCGATCATCTGCGCGTCTTTGGCGTTGACCGTCAAGAGGACGACTTCCAGCCCCTCCTCGAGGATGGCCGTGCGGTGCGCGTTGTCGAGCCCCTGGTGCATCCGCTCCCACGACTCGCGGAGGTTTCGCCTGGCCTCCGGGGAGAGCCGCCCCGGATGCTTCAGCGCGACGTTCGGCCTCGCCGCGTTGCGGTAGAACACGCCGCCGTACGCCTGATTCGCGATCGCCCCGCCGAAGGAGTCGCGGGCGCGGGAGAGCACGTTGTACCCGGTCAGGCCGTCGTACCCCAGCCCCTTGACGTGGAACACGTCGGCCGGGTCGAGCCTGCGCAGCTCGCCGCCCTTCAGCTCGTGGACGTACCACAGCCGCTTCCCCTCCCGCACGGGGTAGGTGCGGCGGGGGTCGAGGGGCAGCAGGGCGACGGGCCGGCTGCTCGCCAGCCGGTCGATGTAGGAGTAGTGATTGCCCTCGAGCAGGACGTGGTTGACGACGAGTTGCTTGTACACGAACGGCGTCATGGCGTCGTTGGGCTGGCACCTCAGCAGCCAATCGGCCTCGTGGTCGGCGTCGCGTTCGCGGTTGGGGTGCGCGTTGCGGTACGCGCCGAGGGGCAGCTTCGCCACGGTGCGGCTGATGAGCGACACCGCGCGCCAGACCGCCGAGAACGTGAGCGCCTTCTCGCGGCTGACTCGCACGCCGGCGACGGAGAGCGAACCGTCGATCGTCTCGCCGAGCGCCTGGTCCCACGGGTCCAGGGGGCGGCGAGGGTTCTCCAGGGACCGGCGAATGAGCCCGGAAACGACCGGCGGGAGTATGCTCGCGAGGAACCCCATCAAAGCACCTCCAGACCGTGTGAATCGTAGATGCTGCCGGACGGCGGGGCGGTCATCGCGCCGTTGAGGGACATGATCCCGGCGACCTTGCCGTCGATCTTTCTGATGTCGTCTTGCTTCGGCTTGATCGGCCGCTTGTTCTGGTTCGCGTCCACGATGACCCGGACGTGTCCGGCCTGCCACGTCATGATCGGGTGGCCATTGTGCCACAGGTTGCCGGCGATTACGAGCCGCTCATACTCGGCGGTCGGGGCCGCGAAGTTCTGGAGCGTCTGTTTGAACGGAAGACGCGGGACGCCCGTCCCCTCCTCGATCACCTGCCCCTTGTCGTCGAGCGAGCCCTCGCTCAGCGACTGCGTCGTCTCCTCCGCATAGAACTCGTCGTAGGCGAGTTGCTTGATCCGGAACGTCGCCGCAAGCTTGCGGAAGTGCGACTTGACGAATCCGTAATCGAGGACGTTGCCCGGCGTCAGGAACAGGAACCCCTGCGCGGCCCAGGCGAGGAACGGCACCAGGTGGTTGAACTCGTGCGCGGTCGCCTCGGGGAGCCAGAAGAACGGCAGCTGGTAGTACGTCTCCGGCTCGTCCGCGCGGAACGTCAGCACCAGCGATGTCATGTCCTTCGTCTTGGACAGGTCGAGTCCCGCCCAGCAGTCCCGGCCGATCAAGTCATCCTCGGTGAAGGGCCGCTTGCACCTGTCCCAGTCGCTCATCCGCAGCCACGGCGAGGCGCTCCGCTGCCAGATGTCGAGCCGGTACATCTTGAAGTCGGCGAGGTCGGAGAGCGAGACGCGGGCCTTCCTGTAGGAGGCCAAGAACTCCCCCTCCTTGATCGTGTACCCCCACGACGGGTTCGCCATCCGGCCCCACTTCGCCGGGTCGGTGTCGAGGTCGGCATCGCTCAGTTCCTGGGGCGCGCTGAAGTCGAGGAAGAACAGCTCGTCGTCCTCGTACCCCTTCTCGCCCTTTTCGACCTGGCGGCCCCTCTCCCATTGCTCCTTGCCGTAGCCGTCCGGGTTGTTGCCCGCGGTGCTGACTTCGATGTGCAGGGGCTCGCTCCGACTGGCACCGGCGAACTTCAGCACCTTCATCAGCCGGCGATCGACGACGTGGGTTTCGTCCACCATGATCGAGCCGTTGAGTCCCTCCTGCGAGTTGATGTTGTCGCCGGCGACGACCTTGTAGAAACTGCTCGTCGGGTGGTGCGTGATCTGCCCGGTTGACTTGTTGACGCTGCACTCGGCGGACAGGACCGGCGAGCGGCGCACCATCTCCATCGCGTGCGTGTGCGAGATGAGGGCTTGCTTGCCGTCCTTCGCGACCGAATAGACCTTCTGCCCCTTCTCCCCGTCCGCGCAGAGCAGGTACAGCCCCCAGGCGGCGAGCAGCGGCGACTTGCCGTTCTTCTTGGGCACCCAGACGCTGACCTGGCGGAACCGGCGGATCTCGCGGCCCCAGTCCTCGGAGCGGCGCACCCACCCGAAGATCCGCTTGGTCGCCTCCTCCTGCCACGGGATGAGCTTGATCAGTTCGCCCGCGTGGTCGCCCTCGTACAGGTGGCACGTCGCCTGGATCCAATCGACGGCGTGCTGCGCGCGTTCCTCGTCGAAGCGGCAGCCGTTCGCGGCCGCGCGCTCGTCGGCGGCGCAGCGGATCCACCGCCTCGTCACGCGGTCGATGGTGCCAGGCTTCTTAGCCCTCGGCATGGCCCGCCCCCTTCGCCAGCATCGCCGACAGGCTCACGCCGTGGGGCAGCACCAGGACCAGCACGTCCTTGCCCAGCGCCTTCAGCCGATCCTGCAAGCGGCGGGCGCTCTCGCGCAGCTCGGACATGCCGGACGGCGAGATGGGGCGGTCGCTCTGCATGACGAGCAGCTCCCCGCCCTCGATGCGCAGCCGGCGCACGCGGGCCGCCACGTCGTCCCACTGTCGCTCTTCCAGCCAGTCCGCCAGCGCGTAGAGGGACAGGTCATCCAGGCCGGGCACCTCGGTCGCGGCGGTCGCCATGCCGCGCACCTCGGCGGGGAGCGCCCCGCGGAGACGCTCCAGCAGGTGAGGCCAGAGGTAGTCGAGGAACGAGCGGGCGTGTTCGGCGGACTGGAAGGGGGGGCGTGGTTGGTTGCCGTCCGGGTCGCCGTTCATGTTGGACACTGGCTCACCCTCCCTTTCGACGGCCGAAGCCTCCTTCCGACCCATCCGTCTTCCACTCGTCGGCGTAGTACGGCCGGGTCGGATCGGGCATAACCATCAGTCGCACAGGCGGGGAACCGATCGTCGCAACGTAGCCGCCGAAGTCGTCAATCAGAATGTCTATGCCGAGATCCTGGCAGGCGACAGCTTTACACCTTTCGCCGTGCATTTCGTAATCAGCGCATATGATTCGTTCGGGTGGAACATGGAAGCCGTTATCGTGACAGAACGCCACAGCCTTCGCATGCGGCTTCATGTCTGAGATGATGTACGTCTCGATCGAGTATCGCGGATCGACGCCGCGAAACAACAGCAGGTCGAGCAAGGGTCTGAACACATTCGGATACTTGCTCAGCACGCCACCGATATCGAAGGCAATCCGCACCGAGTCACCCCCTCTTGCGTGCCGGAACCGCCCCCTTGCTCGCCCCGCCGCTCGGCCTCACCGACAGCTTCGCGCGGTCGCTGGGGGTCAGCCCGAACCGACTCGCGATCTTGTCGAAGTTCGTCCAGGCGATGCCGCATAGGATCGTGGTGCGGTACACCTCGCCGGGGTCGATGGTCATCTCGTCGAGCTGGCGGGAGAACCGCCGGTGCCGCGCCCACCACTCGCACATCATCGCCAGGGCGGGGGAGTCGCAGGCCGCCGCCACGCCGGCCGAGATCAGCCCCGGCACCACCTGGTTCCAGAATTCCAGCGCGTCGCCGGCGAGGTGCTCGGGGGGCGAGGGCGAGCCACCGGCCTGGACCTGCGCGGCGAGGTCGCCGTCGCGGTCCGCGCGGAACGTGCCCTCGGTGATCTTGAGGGCGATCGGCTTTCGCGGTCGGCCTCCGGGCATGGCGTCTACCTCTCCTTCGGGAACAGCGGCTCGCCCTTCGCGGCCCGCCTGCACAGCGCCCGCATCCGCTCCGCGTGGCCGGGCCGCCGGTTGCTCAGTTCGCCCGCCTTCGGGCATCCGCGCAGATCGAGGACGGCGGGGCGGTCGGCGTCGGCGATGCGGAGGCGGGGCTTGTGGGGCCGCTTCGGAGTGGGATTGGACACCTGAACCCCTTTTCACTTTTGCCAAAAAATGCGTGCGACAGATCG